TATCCGGCGAGCGCCGGCAGTGAAGGCGATCCGGTCAACCTCGCCATCACTCGCACCGCGAACTTCTGGAATCGAAAGGTGGTGTTGTGCTCGACGCCGACCACCAAGGGCGCGTCGCGCATTGAACACGCCTGGCTCAACTCGAACCAGCAGAGTTACTGGGTGCCATGTCCGCACTGCGGCGGGTTCCAGGTGCTGCGTTGGGAAAATCTGATCTGGCAGAAGGGCGATCCCGAACGGGCGCACTACCGTTGCGAGCATTGCTCGGGCGAGATCCACGACTGGCAGAAGCACCAGATGCTGAAGGCTGGAGAGTGGCGCGCCGCGCGGCCGGAAGTCGCCGAAGTCGCGGGCTTCTGGATCAACGGGCTGTACTCGCCGTGGCGCAAGTGGGGCGCACTGGCGAAGAAGTTCCTCGTCGACAAGCAGTCGATCGAGACGTTGCGGGAGTTCGTCAACACCGTGCTGGCCGAGCCGTGGGACGACGCCGCGGAGACGTCGGTTGATCAGGCGACTGTCATGGCGCGCCGTGAGCATTACCGCGCGGCCGTTCCGTTCGGCGCGGTGGTGTTGACCGTCGGTGTCGACGTCCAAAAGGATCGCCTCGAGATGGAACTCGTCGGCTGGGGCCGAGGTGAGGAGAACTGGTCGATCGAATACCGGGTGCTGCCGGGCGACCCATCGGGCGCGCTGGTTTGGCAGGAACTGGATACCTACCTCGAACGCCGATGGCCGCATGAGACCGGCATTTCCTTGCCCGTGGCCGCCTGTGCAATCGACGCAGGGTACGAGTCGCAGGCTGTTTACGAGTTCTGCCGGACGCGCTATCACCGGCGGATCTTTGCGGTGAAGGGCAAGGGCGGTCCGCTGCCCGTTTGGCAACGAAAGCCGACGTCGAAGAACATCCGCGCTGAGAAGCCGTGGATTGTCGGTACCGATACGGCCAAGGAGACGGTCTATGGCCGGCTGAAGAATCCGACGCCCGGAACGCCGGGATACTCGCACTTTCCCGCTGAGCGCACGGAGACCTACTTCGAGCAGCTTCTTGGTGAGGTGCTGGTCACGACTTACGCGAAAGGCCAGCCCAAGCGGGAATGGCGGCCGAAGCCGGGTGTTCGTCAGGAGGCCTTGGACGCGCGGGTGTATGCCTACGCCGCGCTGCGAGCGCTCATCTCGATGGGGCTGTCGCTCGACAACGAAGCCGACCGGATCCTGGCCACTGGGCGTCCGCAGCCGGTGCCCGACGACGATCCCGATCGCGTGCGGTGGCTCGGGGACCGGAGAAAGAACTGGTTGTCGCGATGAAAGTACGCAGTCAAACGCAATCTCAGGCGGGTGCCTGGGAATACCTCGTCGTCACAGGCGACGCGGAGTCGGCGGAGATGCTCGCCGGGTATGGGGCCCAAGGCTGGGAGCTCGTCTCTGTCGTTCGGGAGTTCGGTACCCGCGCGAAGTTCTACTTCAAGCGGAGGCGCACGTAGGTGGCTTGGACGCAGCAGCAACTTGACGCCATCGAAGCCGCGATCGCCAGCGGTGAGTTGACCGTTCGCTTCGGCGATCGCACGGTCACCTATCGTTCCATGGATGAACTGCTGCAGGCACGCGCCGTGATCAAAGAGAGCATCAGCGCTTCCGCCGGCGCGAGTACCGACCGCTTCAGCTTCGCGCAGACCTCAAAAGGATGAACTGGCTCGACCAAGCGATCACCTGGGTCTCGCCGGAGGCGGGACTGCGCCGTTTGCGAGCGCGCCGGGCAGCGGAACTGGTGCGGTTGGCTTACGAGGGCGCGCGCAATGACCGGCGAACTGGCGGATGGGTGACCGCTGGCAACTCAGCCAACGCGGAGATCGGCATTGCGCTGTCGAAGTTGCGGGAGCGCTCGCGGGATCTGATCCGGAACAACGCCTATGCGTCCCGAGCCGTGGCTGAGATCGTTGGCAATGCGGTCGGCACCGGCATCACCGTGCAGGCACGCAGCGGAAATCCTGAGCAGGACCGGCAAATCAACGAAGCCTGGTCCTTGTGGGCGGAGCAATGCGATGCGGATGGGCAACTCGACTTCTCGGGCATCCAGGCGCTTGTGGCAAGGACCGTATTCGAGAGCGGCGAGTGCCTCGTCCGCTTCCGGCAACGCCGCGCAGGAGACGGTTTGGCGATCCCGCTGCAATTGCAGGTGCTCGAACCGGACTTTCTCGACCAAACGAAGACGCAGAAGACAGCATCCGGTTACATCATCCAGGGCGTCGAGTTCGACCTGGTCGGGCGGCGCCTCTACTACTGGCTCTTCGGGCAGCACCCGGGCGACATCGTGCAGACCGGAGTCCGGGGAGGCCTCGGTTTGCAGTCCGTTCGCGTGCCAGCGTCCGAGGTTCTCCATGTCTATCGCAAGGACCGGCCCGGACAGGTCCGCGGCGTACCGTGGTTGGCGCCCGTCATTGTCACGCTCCGCGATCTCGACGAGTACGAGGAAGCCGAACTGGTCCGGAAGAAGATCGAGGCCTGCTTTGCCGCATTCGTCACGCAGCCGCAGGGACCGGAAGGGCCAACCATCGCGCCGGCGACGCCGGATCCTGCCACGGGCAAGCGGGTCGAGAGTTTCGAGCCTGGCATGATCGAGTACCTCAAGCCCGGCGAAGAGATTTCGTTTGCAGCGCCGTCGGCGTCGGCTGGCTATCGCGACTTCATCGCCGCGAAGCAGGCGCAAATCGCGACGGGCCTGCAGTTGACCTACGAGCAGCTCACCGGCGACCTCTCGCGGGTGAACTATTCGAGCTATCGCGCCGGCCTCCTCAGCTTTCGCAACGGCATTGAAGGGTTCCGCTGGCTGACCTTCATCCCGATGTTTTGCACTCCGGTGTGGCAGCGGTTCGCACAGATTGCGAGTGTCGCCGGCGTCATCAATGATCCAGACCCCGTCCCCGCTGAGTGGACGCCACCTGGATTCGGCAGTGTCGACCCCTACAAGGACTCGGTCGCGACACTCAACCGTCTGCGCACAGGAACGCTCACCCTGCGCCAGGCGATCGCGGAACAAGGCTACGACCCCGACGCGCAACTTGACCAGATCGCCGAGATCAACCGGGTACTCGATGAGCGCGGCATCATCCTCGACTGCGATCCGCGGCGCGTGACCCAGACCGGCACGCAACAGAAGGAACTGAACCAATGACCGAACAGATCACCCGCGCGCGGCTGGCTGCCGAGTTCGAAGCGCTGTCGCCAGCCGGGCGCGAAGACCGCACCGCAACGCTCACCTGGTACACCGGCGCCTCCGTGCGCCGCTTTGATGGGCGTGGCGCCTTCGAGATGCGCTTCTCCATGGAGCCGCAGTCGATCCGCATGGGTCGCATGGCGAGCGGATCGGCGCCGCTGCTGAACTCCCACCGCGACTTCACCGTCGACGACGTGATCGGCGTGATCACCAGGGCGTGGGTCGAGAACGGCCACGGGAAAGCGACGGTCCGCTTCTCAAAGCGCGCCGACGTGGATCCGATCTGGCAAGACGTGCAGGACGGCATTCTGCGCAATGCCTCCATGGGTGTCGCGATTCACGCCGTCGAGGATGTGACGCCGAAAGGCGCGAGTTTGCGCCAGGTGCTCGTCACCGACTGGGAACCGGAGGAGATCTCCCTGGTGCCTATAGGCGCCGACCCGGGCGCTGGATTTCGATTTGGACGGGCCGAAAGCCCAAAGGAGCAGACGATGGACGAAACCACTGTCATCGACACGGGCGAACAGGCCCGCGCCGAGATCCATGTGGATGCCGAGCGCCAGGCCGCAGCGTTGGCCGAGCGCACGCGCATCCAGGAGCTGGAAAAAGTCGGGCGCGCCGCCGGACTCGACGCGAAGTTGGTCGCGCAGCACGTTGGCGCGGGCACCTCGCTCGAGGAGTTCCGCCGCATTGCGCTGGACGAACTGGCCAACCGCAGCGATGCCACGCCGATCCGCAGTGCGGCCGCCGTGGTGACGCGCGACCAGGCCGACACGCGCCGCGCCGGCATCACGGCCGCGCTGTTGCACCGCTACGATCCGGCGGTATTCCCGCTGCACGACGACCTGGGTCGCGATTGGACGGGGCAGACGCTGCTCGATCTTGCGCGCGAATGTCTGGAGGCCGCCGGAACCGGCACCCGCCGCATGGCACGTCACGAGGTGGCGAAGCTCGCGCTTTCGACCTCCGACTTCCCGAACATCCTCGCCGACGTCGCCAACAAGACGCTGCGCCAGGCGTATGAGGCCTACCCGCGCACGTTTCTGCCGTTCTCGCGCCGGCGCTCGGCGGTGGACTTCAAGAACATCAACGCGGTGCAACTCGGTGAGGCGCCGAGCCTGCAGAAGCTCAACGAGAAGGGCGAGTTCACGCACGGGTCGATCGCCGAATCGAAGGAGACCTACAAGCTCGCCACCTATGGACGCATCGTCTCGATCACGCGCCAGGTGATCATCAACGACGACCTGAGCGCGTTCACGCGCATCCCTGCCGGGTTCGGCGTGGCGGCGGCGACGCTTGAAAGCGATACGGTGTGGGGCATCATCACCTCGAACCCGGCGATGGGCGATGGTGTGACGCTGTTCCATGCCAACCACGCAAACCTCAACACGGGCGCGGGCAGCGCGCTGGGGCTGGCCGGCCTCGGCGCGGGCATGGCGGCGATGGCCAAGCAGAAGGGTCTGGACGGCGTCACGATGTTGAACGTGCAGCCGCGCTACTTGGTCGTGCCGGTGGCGTTGCAGCTCACGGCGTTTCAAATGATCGCGCCGAACCTCGCGCCGGCGAAGTCGGCTGATCTCGTGCCAGACTACATCCGGGCGTTGACGCCGATCGCCGAGCCGCGCCTCGATGCAGCCAGCACGGCGGCTTGGTACCTCTTTGCCTCGCCGGATCAGATCGACACCATCGAGTACGCCTACCTCGAAGGCCAGGACGGAGTGTACATCGAGACCCGGCAGGGCTTCGACGTCGATGGCGTCGAGATCAACCTGAATTCCGAAGTTGACCTCCTCCGAAGTGAATTACCTGTGGGTGTGGGAGCCGGAAACGGGGCGGGAACTGGTCAGCAGAGCAGGGGCGCAGCCAACTTCGGCGAAGTTGGGATTTGCCAGTCCAAGATGCTGTCCAGAAGGGGTTTCCTCGATGTCAGGCCGCCCCA